GATGAATAGGAAAACTTGTAAAAGGGTTACAATGTGCTTATGCTATGGATTGACTAGGCATTCAGCTAGGGGTTACATAAGGGACGCACTTTTAGAAGCTGGAAGAGATCTAAAAGAGCCAGGGTTGTTAACCACAATCACAAAAGCTGTTTACGACAAGGCTATCCCTGCTGTGTTTCAGGGTCCTATCTCTGTAATGCAGTGGATTAAAAAGTCAGTACGTGAACAGATTGACAACGGCGCTGAACAGTTGAAATGGGTTACTCCATCAGGCTTTGTCGTTGTCCAAGATCTCCGCAAGTCTGTCGTAAGACGGATTAACACGCATCTAATGGGTACTGGAAGACTCACTGCAAGTGTCTATCTCGGGCCTGGGGATGTTGATGTCAATCATCATGTGTCTGCTACAAGTCCAAATCTTGTCCACAGTTGGGACTCCTCACTTATACATTTCACATTTGCATTCTGGGAGCATCCTTTCAGTTGTGTTCACGACTGTGTGATGGCTCGCTCTTGCGATATGGATCAACTATCCATTGAACTAAGGATGCACTTTGCCGAGATGTTTAAGGGTCAACCTCTACAAGACTGGGCTAAGCAGATAGGTGCTGAGGTTCCTGATGAATTAATTATTGGGGATCTTGATTTGGATGATGTCAATGAATCAACCTATTTTTTCTGTTGAATTTTGAAAGCATTTATTAAAACTGACTGGGTTCCAGGTCGTCCTAAAAAAACGCATCAGGGCCAAGGCAGACATTCACTACCTAACCACGGACGCAAGCAAAGTCGCGGCCAAGGAAAAGGTTAATCACTAACAAACAAAATGGCTAATCGCTACACCTTTAACACCACTCTCGAAGGCTTCATCAACGTTGCTGAGCCTGCTGGTAAGTACAACAACATGTGCTTTGCATTTAAAATGCCGCCCAATGTACTTGAACAAGCGGAAGAAGACTACGTTGGTCTAATGGATTGGGCTAAATCTAAAGTTCCAAATCCTAATCGAGTTACTATTTCTGCCCGTAAATGGGATGAGGAAGGCCTCGTTAAGTACAGCTTTGGTGGTGACACTAACCGACCAGACCTTGTTTTTGTTGACACTGAGGGATCAATTCTTGATAAGTCCACGCGCGGATCAATTCGCAAAGGCACCAAAGTCCGAATCATTTGCGATCAAAAACCTTATACCAAGCCTAATCTTGGAACGACTATCAAAGTATTGGGCGTTCAAGTTGTTGAACTTGTAGCTGGTGAAGTTGCTGATTCTGGCAATCTTAGCCCTGATGATGTCGTGGCAATGTTTGGTAAGGAACCTGTAGCTGGGTTTGTTGCTGCATCACCATCACCAAAAGCAGCAGAAGGTGCAAACGCTGAAGCTTACGATGATTTCTAGTAATGGCTTACCGCTCCAAATTTGAGGAGCAGGTTGCAAAGACGTTTGATAAACAGGGCCATACATATTTGTATGAGCCTTCAAAAATACCTTACTCATTGTCCTGCTCATATACGCCTGATTTTTGTCTGCCAAATGGCATTTATTTAGAGACAAAAGGCTTCCTCAAGCCAAACGACAGGCGCAAACACATTGCGATTAAAGATCAACATCCAGAGCTTGATATTAGGTTTGTGTTTATGAGAGATAACAAACTCTCAAAAGGTTCAAAACATTCTTATATGTCTTGGGCTGAAAAACATGGATTTAAAGCTTGTGTCTGGCCCAATGTCCCTTCTGACTGGTTTGATGACTGATCCATTTGATGACTATGTTCGCCGCTCCACCAAGTCACTTCTAAATCACTTTCTTGATCTAGGAGTACCAATTGAAATGATTTTGCCAGCAATGGATGAAGAGATGGACCTCTTTGAATTAATCATTTACGACAAAACTCCTTCTAATGGATAACGAAAGTGTCCCCATACAGAGTCATGTTGCTTGTCCAAATTGTGGCAGTAGTGATGCTCGAACTATTTATAGTGATGGCCATTCCTACTGTTTTTCTTGTAACCATCAAACGAAATCTTTGACAGAAGAATTTTCCGGCACGACCTACGCCACCCGTGGGTCTTTCACCTACTCAGGTGAACAAATAGCATTACCCAGCCGTAAAATCTCATTCGAGACTTGCAGAAAGTTTAATGTGCGAGGGGCCTCTGGTCCTGTTATTCGCTTCCCGTATAACTCAGTATCTGGCCAAGTTGTTGGATACAAAGAAAAGGATACGGAAAAGAACTTTCGCTGGGTGGGCAAGAACGCTGAAAAACGGCTGTTCGGTCAACAGCTTTTTGGTGGGTCTAAAAAGACTTTAGTAATTTGCGAAGGGGAACTCGATGCCCTTGCAATCTATGAAGCTAGACCAAAATGGCCTGTATGCTCCATTTTTAGTGGGGCTGCTGGGGCTTATCAGGATTTGCAAGCCAACATCAAATTCTGTATGGAAGCAGAGGAAATTATTCTTCTGTTTGACCAAGACCAACCTGGACAAGATGCTGCTATTAAGTGTGCATCATTGTTCCCTCCTGATAGATGCAAGATCGGCCATTTAGCTGGCTATAAGGATGCTTGTGAAGCCTTAATGGCTAACGATGCCGAAGCCATTCGTCAGGCGATTTGGAACGCAGCACCTTACAAACCTAAGACAATTATTGATGGAAGAGATCTACTGGAAGAGCTACGTCGTCCAACCATTGGTAGGGATGCTGATTGGTTTGTCGACGATCTCAATACCACTACTGGCGGTCTGCGTAGGGGTGAACTCGTCCTTTTTACCGGGCCGACCGGGGGCGGAAAATCAACATTCTTGGGTGAACAAGCACAATCGCTTATCAACCAAGGAAAGATTGTTGGATACATACCTTTAGAAGAAAGCACCCGCCGCACTGGTCTACGCCTGATGAGTGTAGAGGCTAATAAGCCTTTGCATATTGACAACACACTGGATGAAGACGCCTTTAATGCAGCGTTTGAAAAGAGTGTGGGGTCTGGCAGACTCTTTCTACGAGATGGTTTTGGGTCAGTAGATGTTGACTCAATTCTTTCTGATATGCGTTATCTAGTTAAGGCAAAAAATGTTGAGTGGATCATTCTTGATCACATATCAATCATGATGTCTGGTAATGCAAGTTTCGATGAACGTAAATCCCTAGATGAAGCAATGACAAAACTACGTTGCTTTGTTGAGGAAAATCAAATAGGTCTAATTCTTGTTTCTCACTTACGTCGTACCTCTGGAGATCAGGGACATGAAGACAATGCGGAAATTGCTATTTCGCTTAGCCACCTTCGCGGCTCGCAGTCTCTCTCTCAGCTCTCGGATATTGTGGTCTGCCTACAGCGGGCTGTGTCAAAAGGTTCTTCTGAAGCAACGCTGCATACAATCAAGAACCGATTCCTTGGGTCGACTGGGTATTCGGGCTCGCTCTCTTACAACCCCAGTACCGGACGAATGGTTACAACCAGCAAGTCCAAACCAAGAGGAGTTTTTGAAACGGAAGACTTTTAAAGTCAACCATATGGTTTTGTTTCTAGATGAAAAAAGACACCATCATCTAAAACAATATGTTGATCAGGCTTTAGAAGGAACGCTTGGCCAACACTTGATCAGCGTTTTGTATAAAGAGAATCATCCAGCTCTCATTTACTCATACAAGATCCAATTAACGCCTACCCTCCTAATCTTTAATAAAGACGTGGATGAGATTGCAAGGATTACTAATGAGGAGTTGTTGACTATTCCATTCTTTCGTAAAGCTCTTTTACTAGCAGGACATGAGATTTTTATTTGACTGTGAGACAGATGGTCTCTTACGCAAGTTAAAAACCATTCACTGCCTTGTGGTGATGGACCTTGATACAAAAGAGATCTTTGAGTTTGACGATTCTGGAAAAAGGGAATCAATAACTTCTGGGCTTACTTTGCTTATGGAGGCAAAGGAGTTATGGGGGCACAACCTTATGGGCTTCGATATAGAAGCGTGTCGTTCGGTCTACCCCTTCTTTCATCCCCGTTGCAAGGTCTATGACACATTGATTCTGTCTCGGCTTTTTTATAACGATCTAGTCGACAGAGACCTTCGATCCACTCCGGCCAATATGCCTGCTCAGTTATACGGCAGACATAGCCTTGAGGCCTGGGGCTATCGAATGGGTGTCTACAAATCTGAGTTTGGTAAGCAGCTTGACGGTGACTGGTCAACCTATTCACCACAGATGCTTAAGTATTGCGTTGGTGATGTAAAGGCAAACCTTCCCTTAGTGGAGATGTTTGCTCCAAAGATTGTCAAGTATCAGCAATCCATTGATCTTGAACATGCTTGCGCCAAGATTATGACCTGGCAAGAGCAAGAGGGTTTCCCTTTTGATGTCAAGAAAGCTCAGCAGCTTGAAAGCAAGCTACGGATAGAGCTTGAGGCCTTAGATCAGGAGATGCGCTCCAAGATCTGCTTTGTGCCTGGCATTGAGTTCACTCCTAAGCGTGACAACAAAACGCTGGGTTATGTGGCAAATGCACCAATGACAAGGGTCAAGGATTTCAATCCCACCAGCCGGGAGCACATCGCATACATGTTCACCACGATGCGTGGATGGACGCCTTCAGAAAAAACTGAAACAGGTAAAGCCAAGATTGATGAAACAGTCTTGAAGAGCATTGGCACTGAAGAGGCGCTTAAGTTTGCTCGGATCCTTGAACTGCAAAAAGGTTTAGGCCAAGTCAGTGAAGGAAACAATGCCTGGTTAAAGCTTGTAGAACCAGATGGCCGCATCCATCATTCCTGCTTTTTAAATACTGTAACCGGTAGAAATTGTCATGTACGTCCAAACATTGCTCAAGTTAACTCTGGTCATGAGTATCGTGAATTGTTTTATCCTGGGCCACATCGTATTCAATTAGGTGCAGACGCGTCATCGTTGGAATTAAGGTGTCTTTCGCATTTCTTGGCAGGGTTTGGTAATACCGACTTTGGTAAAGAAGTTGTTGAAGGTGACATCCACCAGCGTATGGCTGACATAGCGGGTGTTTCTCGGAAGGTCCAGAAAAGTATCACCTATGCCCTGTTATATGGAAGCGGCTCACTCAAATTAGGGTTAGTTGCTGGTGCATCCAAACAAGATGCAGCCAAACGTGGTGCTGAATTAAAAGAGAAACTTCTGACAGGTATCGATGGTTTTAAAGACCTAGTTGATGCTGTGCAGAAGAAGGCTGAATCAGGGTATCTACGAGGGCTGGATGGTCGCCCCCTCAAAGTTCGTAAACCTTTTGCGGCATTAAACACCCTCTTGCAAGGGGCGGGAGCCTGCATTTGTAAGGCTTGGCTTGTTCGTTCAAATGAGTTACTTCAAGAAGCCAAGATTGATTATTTTCCGCTCGCATTCGTACATGACGAGATGCAGTTAAGCGTTGATAAAAACGACGTAACTATGGCGACCGATTTGATAAAGATGGCTATGAAAGATGTCGAGCATACAACTAAATTTAGAGTTCCCCTTGACTGCGATGTGCAGACAGGAAGTAACTGGGGAGACACTCACTAAAGAATGTAAGAAATGTGGTGCAGTTAAACCTATTGCTGAGTTCAGTTTGTTTTCAGTTGCTGGTAGTTCGGGTAGGCGTAACACTTGTAAATCTTGTGAATACGAGATGGCAAAGCTACGACATCGACTTAAAAAAACTCACCCAAAACCTGCCCCTGGTCCGTGCCCTGTCTGCGGTAAGCACACGGTCAAATGGGTTTTAGATCACAGTCACACATCCAATACATTTCGAGGTTACATCTGCAATGACTGCAACCTTGGTATGGGCAAATTTGATGACAACCCAAACATTATTTACAAAGCTTGGAAGTATTTAACTAATGCTACTACAACCAACACTACTCGTTGATGCTGATCCCATTTGGTATAAATCAGCAACTATTGCTGAAGAAGAGCTGGAGTATGACCCTGACACTACGGTAATTATTGGTGACTTCAGAAAGGGTCAAAGAATGGTTAAGCAGTTTCTAGACGATCTGATGACTCGTTTTGATACTACTTATCTAGAGTTACATTTTACCAGCACTACAAATTTTAGAAAGGAAGTATGTCCTTCCTACAAAGGTAACAGGACTAAACGCAAACCCTGCGGGTACTCCAAACTAAAAAACTGGGGAAAGAAAAACTACAACTTTGTCGAGATAGAAGGTCTTGAAGCTGACGATAGCTTAGGTATTGCCGCCACTTCTGGGCATCATTCCAACTTTGTCTTATGTAGTCCCGACAAAGACTTACAGCAGTTTGCTTGCAGGATTTGGAACGGTAAGGAAGAGTTCACTCAAACTCAGGAAGATGCCACTCTTAAACGGTGGATGCAAGCTTTAACCGGCGACGCCACTGATGGCTACAAAGGGCTTGTCGGCTGCGGCCCAAAAAAGGCAGAAGTCATCCTTAGTAAAGTAAAAGACGGTAATTATTACAAAGCTGTCAGAGCTGCTTACATCGAAGCTGGTCTTACTGAACAAGATGCCATTACTAATATTCGTTTAGCAACCATACTTGGTGCTAAGGATTGGGATGCCAAGGCTCGTAAACCCATACTATTTACACCTGATGAATAACTACGTTCTATATTTCTGCGTCATTATTTTAGCTATCTGCATTGTTGATAGAAATATTCCTTCTTACTTGTATCTACAGATGAAGCTTCAGTGGATTAACACAATTATGTTCTTCTGGAAACTGCGCTTCAAATGGTTCTTTTTCAGACAACGATTCCGATGACCAAACAGAATCCGCAACACTACAAAACTAATGGCATTGAGGTTTGGGATTACATCCATCAAAACAACCTTTGTTATTTCAAGGGCAATGTCCTTAAGTACATCATTCGTGCTGGCTCAAAGCCTGGGGAATCAGCGCTAGATGATCTACTCAAAGCAAGTGTTTACTTAAACAAACTAATTTCAATAATTGAACATGAATCACACACAACAAGCGATCGAATTCAGGAACTGTATGACGCAGCCTATTTCGACTATGAGTCAGAAGACCCTAGCCTTGCAAACACGTTTGATCGCTGAAGAGACTGAAGAGCTAATGGAGGCTACGCGCCTTATGGCTTTCAATATGGGTGAAGCCAAACTGCGAGCTGATTGTCTTAAAGAATTAGCTGATGTTGGTTATGTCTGTTACCAGCTGGCAGCAGCCTGTGGCTGGGATTTAGATGTGGCTCTAGATCGTGTTCACGCAAGCAACATGAGCAAACTTGAGAATAGACAACCTGTAAAAGATGCAGAAGGCAAGGTCCTCAAATCTAAAAACTATCAACCACCATCATTAGAAGATCTTGTATGAGCA